CAGTTTCTGTGTCTGGTTTGCATAGGTCAAAAAGTAATCTACACAAATAATGTCCCGGCGCCATGCAAGAAATGCCATGGTCAGGGATACCATAATAACAAATGAGGTAATTATGAAAGCAAAATTCAAAGTGCTATCTGGTATTATTGAGCAATCTGAAGAGATTCGCTTGGTTGCTGAGGACGAATTTAATAAGCCTGATTTCCTGTTCGCTGATTGCTTTAGCCCTGAAGCAACAGACATCAAACTAATCGGCACTGTCGAAATTGCTGGTGATGATGAACCAGTTATTGCTCTTTTGGCTGGCACAATGGTAAGCGAGTAAAAAACATGAAAAAGTTCTTGACAATGAAATCTTATTGTAGTAACTTGCTCTCCGCGCATGAGGTATCTCTCAATGAAAATTACATTAAGACAGCTATCAAAGAGCCCAGAAATCAATCTGGGCTTTTGTACGTCAAAACTTGTGACAAATTACATGTCAAAGCAAGTTCAACAAAAACAAGCTTACGTCAAACCTCTGACAAATGGTTTCGCGAAAGTTTAGCCTTTAAAAACAAAGACTTAAACCCCAAAAACACAACCTCTGACAAATTTGCCAGGGGGGGGGGTACGGAAAGTATAGACCCCCCCCCCCTAAGAAACGTGTCAGAAGTTTATATAATGTGTGTATATATAATAATAACAATAATTTATAACAAAAACACTAAGTAAATAAAAAATAATATGTTAGTTAAAAAAGTAAAAATTAACTTCAATAAAACCCTGCTTCTGACAAACTTATGACGTTTTCCGATTGTCCCACTGACGTAAGTCTGTTTTTTATAGACTTGCATTTGTCAGAAGTTTGCCACAAGTTTTAAGAGTAACAAAAACAACAATATAGGTGAGAAATGAATAATTATCACTCAACTCATGAGGCCAAATTTGAAAAAACCCTCAATACCAGTCTTGAAATTTACGAAGATTGCCTTAGAAAGAATCTTAAGGACAAAACTGAAGGAATTCTTATGTTTGGCCGTAAGAAAAAACTTAAGGCCAAACTTGAAAAGAATCTTGAAGCTAAACTTGAAACATATAGAGTCAATTTGAAAACATTTTTTACCGCAATTAAAGCATCTGGTAAAGCTGGAGTTACAGAACGTGAACTCTACCGAACAAAACCGTTTAATACTTATCGACCGGAAGAACGGAACGCAATGAAAGCAACACTACACCAAGCCAATTTAATACATTGGACTGAAATAAAAACGGCTGGGAGAACCCGTTGGGCATACGTAGTGTAGCCATTAAAGAAATCAAAAAATTATGACCCTAATAATCATCCCAATTAAACCAGCTCCAAAAGTCAGAGCACGTAAAGGCACTAATGGATTCTATAATACAAAGAATCAAAAGGCAGCAAGCAATTGGATTACTGGATACGCCAGGCAAGCAATATCAGAGTGTATTCCTAAAGGCGTTCCTGTCTTTATGGAAATATGGTTTTATTTTGCTGTGCCTGAAAGCTGGCCTGATGATAAGAAAGTGGATGCCATGGCTAAT